TGGAGCGAACTATGAACGAGAACCCCGACAAGAGGTTTGACGGCACGCTGCTTAAAGCACGAGGCGTTTATGCCAAGGACTTCCAGCGCTATTGCAACGAACTTTGCCTTTCTCCTCAGGCTCGCGCAAAAATTGCCAATATCGGAATGCAGCAGCAGGAGGATAAGAGCTTACTGCTTGAAATACTTGGCGGCGATGACGATGATTAGCGAGAGTAGAGCCTACAAATATGCGGTTCGATGTGCTGAGAACCAAGACCGCAAGGTTGGTATATATGTTCAGCGGCAATGTGCGCAATGGCTTGAAATAGTCAATGATAAGAACCCGAAAGCCTATATATCGCACAGTCAGTGGAAGAAGATCACGAAGATACTAAAAATTATCGTCCACCCTGACCTCAATTGCTGTATGCATGACGGTCTTGAAGATTACGCTATGCTGTTCATATATGCAATATTCTGCACCAAAAATGCCAAGGACAGCTATAGGTACTATCAGACCGCGCTGTTGGAAATTGCCCGAAAGAACTTCAAGACGTTCACTTCCGCAGTGATTTTCATAATCGGATTGCTGAGTGAGCCAAGGTTCAGCCGCTTCTTTTCAGTTGCTCCCGACCTGAAGTTATCGAGCGAGCTGAAAATGGCGATCCGAAAGATCATTAAGTCAAGCCCATATCTTGAAGATGAGTTCAAGATATTGCGCAGCGAGATCAGGTGCAAGTTGACGGATTCTGAATATACACCGCTTGCATACTCGCAAGACAAAATGGACGGTAAGCTTGCAACTATGTTTCTCGCCGATGAGGTCGGAGCAATGGACAACTATCCGCTCGAAGCAATGCGCTCCTCGCAGATAACACTTAGAGAAAAGCTCGGTGTAGTTATTTCCACACAGTACCCGAACGATTTCAACGCAATGCTTGATGAGATCGACAAATCGAAAAAAACAATTGACGGTATTCTTAACGAACGCCGTTTTTCTTTACTTTTTGAACCTGATGACGAGTTCAAGCAGGGCGACAGTTGGATGACGGAAGATCTTGCAATCTTTCAGGCGAATCCCGTTGCCGTTAATAACGATTACATTTTAGACGATCTCATCGAAAAGCGTCAGAATGCGATCCTTTACGAGAACGCACGAGAGAATTTCCTCTGTAAGCACCTTAACATACTCTACAAGGGGCTTGGCGTTGAGGGGTATATAGACATTAACAATGTCAGACTGTGCCGTACAAATGAAGATTTGGAGTTCTGGAGAGGGAAAAGAGTGTATCTTGGACTTGACCTCTCGCAGACCGATGATAATACATCGTTGGCTATGGTGACAAAAGAGGGCGATACCGTATATGCAAAAGTCTGGGGATTCATTCCTGAGAATAAAATCGACATCAAAAGCCACAAGGAAGGCGTTGATTATGCAAAACTTATCCGTGAAAAGAATTGCTTTGCCTGCGGCGATGATGTCATTGATTACGGTTTTGTTGAAAGGTTCATACAATCACTTTCGGAGTTGTACGGTGTTGAGATAGTTCAGTTAGGTTTCGACCGATACAATGCAATTTCCACGATCCAGAAGCTTGAAGGAAGTGAGCACCCTGTTGAATGTGTTGAAATAACACAGCACTCGCGTTTCCTGCACCGACCCACAAAACTTCTCCGCGAACTTATTCTGAGCCGAAAATTTTCATATGACTGTAATCTTATGTTGGAAATCAACTTTGAAAATGCTCGATGCACCAAAGACACCAATCTGAACCAGTATGTCAATAAAAAGAAGTCGGCAGGCAAGGTAGATATGGTCGTATCATTGATCAATGCAATGTATCTGCTTCAAATTGCGGAATTTGACAACAGCGGCGGATTTGTATGTCAGGTCATCTGAAAGGAGTGATAAATATAGGCATTTTTAAGCGAAAGAAGAAAATTGAAAAGCGTGCCGAATCTCCGAGTGTTCTGACGCTTGAGGGGCTTGTTGCATACGGAACGAAAATCACGAGGGAGCAGGCGCTTGAGATTCCTACTGTTGCTGCCTGTGTGGGCAAGCTTGCCGATACCGTTGCAAGGCTGCCGATACATCTTCACCAGAAAGTCGATGATAAAGTCGTTGAGGTCAAGGGAGATCCGCGATTGAAACAGCTCAACGGCGAAACAGGTGACGCTATGAACGCGGTTGAAATGTGGACAGCGGCGCTTTCGGACTATTTTCTTGGGCGCGGAGCATGGATATACATAGAACCGCGGTTCGAGGGGCTGCATTATGTTGACAGCCGCAGCGTGGGGACCATCAGTAATGCCGACCCGATTTTCAAGCAGTTCTGTGTGAATATCAACGGTCAGAATTATTATGACTGGCAGTTCATCAAACTGCTGCGCAAGACCCGAAACGGCTGGGACAACGTGCCGATACAGGAAGAATCGGCGACAATTTTCTCCGCGGCATACAATTCGATAAAACTTGAAAATCAGATGAATGTAAACGGCGGCTGCAAGCCCGGTTTTCTGAAATCAAGTCACACGCTGACTAAAGAAGCTGCCGATATGATACGCGAAAATTACAATTCGATGTACTCAAATGACGGCGGCAGCCAGAAAGGAAAAGTAGTCGTATTAAACGAGGGCATTGACTTCCAAGCAGTTACAAATACCGCGGTTGAGCTGCAAATGAACGAGAACAAAAAGGTCAATTCAATCGAGATCTGCAAGCTTTTCGGATTTCCGCACACGATCATAGACGGCGGTGCTTCGGAGGAAGATAAGAAACAGTTCATATCCGTTGTTGTATCTATTGTCAATCGGATAGAGACGGCTCTTGATACTGTCATGCTTTACGAAGATGAGAAAGAGAAAGGCTATTACTGGTCTTTCGACACGCGAGAGCTGACGCGAGGCAACATGAAAGAACGCTATGAAGCGTATGCGATCGCACTGGAAAATCACTTCCTGCAAATTGATGAGGTACGCCGCGAGGAAGATTACGAACCTGTCGGATTCAATTTCGTAACTATGGGGCTTGGCGATATTCTCCTCAATCCCGAGACAATGGAAGTGTTCACTCCGAATACCGGTCAGACAAGCAATCTGCTGACGGGCGAAAGCCGAGCCGAGGGCATCGAGCTGCGCTACAACCATAATCACGATTCCAAGGGGAGATTTGCAAGTGGTTCAGGTGGCGGAGGTTCTTTAAAACCTGTTGACAAATCAAATAAAAATTTGTCGAAACCATTGACACCAGAAGAAAAAAAGCGTATACTAAAAGAAAAGATAGACTCGGGCGAAATGAAAACAAATGTTGATGTAACGCAACAGCCTAAACATCAGTATTCAAAATCTTGGAAGAATCAAGTAAAGCAATCATTAATGCCTGGCAGTAAACAAAAACCGAGGTCGGTTCTTGCTAAAGGTGCTGTTCCTGAAGAGTTGGTGAAAAAGTATTCGCTAACAGGCAGAGTTGAGTTAAGTAGAGACGGTAGCCGAATTGATGAATTTGTTAACACTCCTGATTTTATAGGACGTACTTATGACAGTGAATTAAAACGGTATGTCAAAACTAAAACTCTTCAAATTAGATACACTAAAAAAGGCATTCATGTATTCCCGACTATTAAAAAGGAGGCGTAGCAATGTTAGATTACAAAGAATGGAACGAAACTGTTCCTAAATTGTTAGGTAAAAAAATTCGTATAACCTGCACAGATGATGAAGTCTATAACACCACCTGTGATTATATCTCAGAAGCAGAAGATGACGAAGGATATAATCTGCCTGTCATTGTAACGCCTTTTTTTGAATTTGACAGAACTGATGTTAAAAAAATTGAATTTTTAGATTAAACCGCCCAGCAATGAGCGGTTTTCTTATACCCATTTGAAGGAGGTGAGGAGAATGGACGAGAAAGCACTGAAAATAGTCAGAGATTATATATTTGCACATCTCGACAAGACGGATACTGTTCCGCCATTTGATGTCTATATGGTCTGGAAGTGCAAAGCCTTGCAGAACTGGAAGTATCTTATCTCCAGTACGCTGTGTGACGGTATGTACTATGAGATGACATACAACGGCGACAAGAAGGAATGGTATCTCGACGCTTACAAGAAGTTCGAGAACAAAGTTATCACGGAGGAATAAAAAATGGACGACTGGAAAGGCAGGCTGAAAGCTGAGTACTCTCAGACAAAGGAACGATACGAAAAGCTGAAGGCTTATAATAACAAGCAGGAAGTTGAAGCCTACTTACTCAAAGACATTGCAGAAGAACCGGAAGATATGTACAGCAGAGTGCTGCTGAAAAAACAGCAGGCTGCTATGGGCGAGTACCTTCACATACTGGAGCTCCGTGCAGAGCTGGCTCACATCGAACTTTAATACCGCTTACAAGCATTTGCCAAGGACACAAATGTCCCTCGCAAGTGCTATTTTTATACCCCAAATCAGAAAGGACTGATAAAATGATAAAAATCGAAGAACGCGCAGACGGTGTGCACATCAGCGGATATGTCAACACAACCGGCAAGCCGTCACGTCCGATAATCACGCCGCGCGGCAAGGTCATCGAGGTAATTGAAGAAAGAGCGTTTGAGCAGGCGCTCAGATCCAACGGCGAGGTTACTATGAGCGTAGACCACGACCAGTCGCATATCTATGCTTCTACGCGCGACAATACGCTGTCGGTCTACGAGGACGCTATCGGACTTCATGCAGACGTACTCGTGCGCGACAAAGACCTCATTGACATTGCCAAAAAGGGCAAGATAAGAGGCTGGAGTTTCGGTATGTACAACGTTGTGGACGACATGGAACAGCGTGCCGATGATATACCGATACGGCACATAAAATCGCTTGAACTCGACCATATCACGCTCGTTGTTCACAAGCAGCCGTGCTATGCTGCAACATCTGTTGAAGTGAGAGCAGACAGCGATATGGTTATGGAAACAAGAACGTTTGAGGACGAATCACAGGTGACTATTCCGAAGCCTGATTATTCAGACTTTGAAAAACGCATTGCAGAATTAGGATAAAACAGAACCGCGAGGTTCTTTTTTTATATCAATTTTTTAACGGAGGTAAAGTATGATCAAGAAACTCATCGAAAAAAGAGCGGCTTACAAGAAGCAGCTCGATGATCTCCTCGGCAAGGCTAAGACCGAAGAGAGAGCTATGACGCCCGAGGAAACAGCGGAATTTGACCGTATCGAGGGCGAGATCAAGAACATCGACAAAACTATCGATGCCGAAAAGCGCGCTATGTCGCTTGACGATTTCCACCCGCCTATGGCAAACGCTGTTCCTGACGCAGACGAAGCCAAGAAAATGGAAGAACGCGCCTTTGAAAATTACATTCTGGGTGTGACCGAAAACCGTGCAGGCGAGCAGAATCTCACAATGGGCAACAACGGTGCGATCATTCCTCAGAGTATCGCAAACAGGATCATTGACAAGATCAGAGACATCTGCCCTATTCTTTCAGGTGCAGAGATGTATCATGTCAAGGGCACACTTAAAATTCCTAAGTGGACGGTTGCAAACAGCACACATGATGTAACTGTGGGCTACGCTACAGAATTTCAGGAAGTCACCGCTGACAGCGGCAAGTTCACATCAATCGACCTCGGCGGCTACCTTGCGGCGGCACTCGTACTCATCGGTAAGAGCGTTGAAAACAACAGTGAAATCAACGTTGTTGATTTTGTTATCAGCAAGATCGCCGAAAAGGTTTCCGCGTTCATTGAAGAACAGCTTCTCTCGGGCACAGGCTCATCTCAGGCACAGGGCATTCTTAACTGCGCCAACACTGTGACCGCTGCCAATAATGACAAGATCACTGTTGACGACCTCATCGAGCTTCAGGGCGCTGTCAAGCAGGCGTATCAGCAGGGGGCGTGCTGGACAATGAACAACGACACATTTACAGCTATTAAAAAGATCAAGGACACAACGGGCAGAATGATGATTCAGACCGACGCAAGCAAGGCGTTCCCTTATACGCTTCTCGGTAAGCCTGTTTATCTGTCTGACGCAATGCCTAAAATCGCGGCAAATGCAAAGACCGTGCTTTACGGCAATTACAACGCCCTTGCAGTGAACTTCCGCGAGAACATCAATGTCCAGATACTCCGCGAAAAGTACGCTACACAGCACGCTCTTGGCGTTATCTGCTGGTTCGAGTTTGATTCCAAGGTTATCGATGAGCAGAAGTGTGCCGTCCTCGTTCAGGCTGCTGCTTCAAGCACGGGCTGATAAGGCGGTGAACCGCGATGAAGATTGCCGATGTAACAGATGAAGCAATCATGGAGTTCTGCGGTATATATGACGACGATGGCAGCAAGCTTATTCCAATAGCGAAAGATGCTGCCATTGCTCATATAAAGGCTATCACAGGGCTTACACAGGAGGAAATCGACAGCCACGAGGATATAACAATGGCGTATCTCGTGCTTATCAATGACGGATTCTACAACCGCGACTATACTTTAAGCTGGCAGAAGCAGGTCAACCCGTATGTAGATAGAATTCTGAACGCACACCGCAAAAATTATGTCTGAGGAGGGGAATCATGGCTACTTTCAGCAAAAGAATAGAGATCCAGCAGCTTGCCACGGAGACGGACAATATAGGAAATCAACCGAAAGAATGGAAAACGGTAGTAAAGCCGTGGTGTTCTGCCGTAATTACAACGGGAAAAGAATACTACGAGGCGGCGCAGATAAACGCCGAGAACGATATTACGTTCAAAATGCTGTACTCCCGAAAAATCCACGAAATGAAGCCCTCGGAAATCAGAATTATTTACAACGGCAAGGCTTACGATATCAAGCGTATCACAGACTACCGTGAACAGCGGCGAACTCTTGAAATAAAGGCGGTCGAGATAAATGGCAGAGATTGACATAGGCAAGATTTTCTCCGATTTCAGCGAGGAGATAAAATCGCAGATCGACAAGGAGCTTAAAACTATCGCAAGGGAGACTGTTTCCGAGCTTAACGCAACTTCGCCGAAAAAGTCGGGAGATTTTGCGAGGGGCTGGCGATATTTGAAAGAGCGTGGCAGTTCAGAGATAAGAATAACTATCTCAAACCGCAAGAAATGGCAGCTCACACACCTGCTTGAAAGCGGTCACAAAAATCGTGACGAAAAAACAAATAGCAGAGCGTTTCCTCACGTTGCACCTGCTAATGAAAGGGCGCAGAAGAAGTTCCGGGAATTTATGGGAGATAAATAATGACACTTGAAGAAATTTATACCCGCCTTAAAAAAGTGGGTATACCTGTTGCATATCTGTTCTTTAAAACTCCTCAGAAGCCGCCGTTTATCGCCTACTATGAAAGCGGAACAAGCATTGACGGAGCTGACGTTCTGAATCTGTACCGCAGCAAGGATATAACGATCGAACTGTATGCTGACAGTAAAATGCCCGAAATCGAGCGGAAAATCGAGGAACTGTTTAACGATGTTCCACTTGACAAAGCCACAGACATCTATATCGAAAATGAGAAACTTCTGAAAGTAGAATATACTTTCACCACTATCGAAACAGGAGGATAATGTATGTCAAATACAATGAAAGACGAATTAAATAAAATCGTTCTTGGCAGCATGGATTTCTATGTCGTTGCGTTTACGGGAACAGTTCCCGCGGACACGGAAATTGAAAAGGACGAGAACATGATCGGCAGAACCAAAAACGGCGGTACTCTTAACTACTCGTCAACATGGACAACGGCTGAATCCGATGACGGTAAAGCAAAGCGCAAGAAGATCGTCAGCGAATCGGCTACGATAAGCTACGGCGTGATCACATGGAATGCCAAAACGATCGCAAAGCTTGTGGCTACTGCCCGTGTGTCAGAAGCAAGCGGCAAGAGAAAGGCTAAAATAGGCGGCGTAGAAAACGATAACGGCACACGTTATCTTATCCGCGGTGTCCACAAGGACAAGGTCGCAGGTGATATAAGGATCACGGGAGTAGGCGTAAATACAGGCGGCTGGGAATCAGCGTTTCAGCCTGAGAACCCGACCACTCCTCAGGCACAGTTCGAGCTTGAACCGCTTCTCGATGATGAGGGTACGCTCTGCATTTACGAGGAGGAAATGGTCACAGAAACTCAGAGTGATCCCTCGACTAATCCGGAGGGTACATAATGACGAGAAAGCTTATAGTTTCACTTGACAGCGGTCTGACTATCACGGTCAGACCGCCTACTGTTCGACAGTTCTATGAACAGCGTCCTGCCATTAAAAAGAACTCGGAGACATACGCATTTATTGCGGAAGTTTACAGCAGAAACGATGAGGGCATTAAGTTCACTGCCGAGCAGGTTCTCAACGAGTTCACTACCGATGATTTCCGTTTCTTCATGGACGACTATATCGGCTGGGTGGTTCATGAACATGAAAACGACCCAAACTGATCATACCTTGCTGTCAGGGAAGTAGCGACAGCAAGGTGTATTTTGATATTAAAACTCAAGATTGCAAGATCGTTGCGGACTATATACGCGATTCGTTTGAAACAGTCTCAAATCTTGACGTTTTTGAGTACTGGGGCTATCTGCATGATGCAGTAGTGTGGAATTGTTCAAAATCCGAAGCAGGCAGGCAATACCTTGAGGATGCGTACTACCAAATGCAGACAGAACCTGACCGTGCGGCGCTGAGAAAATTATAGAAAGGCGGTAAAAATGTCTAATAAATTAATCCGAGGACTTACAATTCAGCTTGGGGCTGAAACGACCAAGCTGGACAAAGCACTGAAAGATGCGGAATCAAGGACACGTTCCGCCTGCGGTGAACTGCGGCAGATAAACAGCATTCTAAAATCAGGCGGCGATTCTGCCGAAATGTGGAAGCAGAAGCAGGAAGTTCTTACAACTGCGATAGAATCAAGCCGCGAAAAGCTGAAAGCAATGCAGACGGCGCAAAAGAGCATTTCCGACCAGCTCCGAGACGGCAATATCGATAAGGGCGCATATGACAAGTTCAAGCAGGACGTTGAAAAGGCACAGAACAAGCTTGCCAAGCTGAAAGCCGAGCAGACCGAGATCGAAAAGAAATTCGATAATAAGGAAATCGATCAGGAAGCATATGACAAATTCCGCCGCAAGGTTGAAAACGCTGAGAAAAAAGTCAAAGATCTGAGAATCGCCGAAAAAGGGCTTGAAGAAAGTGTCCGTATCGGCGATGTCAGTGAAGATGCCTACAGAGAATTCCGCCGCGAGTTAGAGCGAACCGAAGCAAATGTGCGCAATTTCAGCAATCAGTTGGGCGAGGCTAAAAGTCACCTCAAAGGTACGGGAGATGAAGCACAGGACACCGCAGATGATGTCAAGGAGCTTGGTGATAACGCCGAAAAAGTAAGCAGCGGCGGTATTTCTTCAATGACTGTTGCACTTGGCAATCTCGCGGCTGACGGTATCAGAAAAGCCGCCACTGAACTTAAAAATTTCACGACAGACGTTATAGAAACTGGCACGGAATTCGATGCAGGAATTTCCAAGGTCGGAGCTATCTCGGGCGCGAGCGCCGAGGACATGGAAAAGCTGAGAGAAAAAGCCAAGGAAATGGGCGCGTCAACCAAGTTCACCGCCGCCGAATCTGCCGAAGCACTTGAATATATGGCAATGGCAGGCTGGAAAACCGAGGATATGCTTTCAGGCATAAGCGGAATTATGGACTTGGCTGCCGCTTCCGGCGAAGATCTCGGAACTACGTCTGATATTGTAACAGACGCGCTTACAGCATTCGGTTTAACAGCCGCAGACAGCGGTCACTTTGCCGATGTTCTGGCGGCGGCATCTTCCAATGCGAATACCAATGTCAGCATGATGGGCGAAACGTTCAAATACGTTGCGCCTGTTGCCGGAACGCTGAATTACAGCATTGAAGATATGGCGGAAGCCATAGGATTAATGGCGAACAGCGGTATTAAATCCTCGCAGGCAGGTACAGCACTGAGAACTATTATAACACGTCTGTCAACTGATGCAGGTTCTTCCTCAAAGTCTCTCGGAGCACTCGGCACGCTTGTTGAAAAGCTCGGAGTAGAGTTCTATGACACGAACGGTAAGGCACGCGATTTCGGAGATGTTATCGCGGAAACGCGCGAGGCATGGCAGGGATTGACCGATGAGGAGCAGACTACATACGGCAAAAAGATAGCAGGCGAAGAAGCAATAGCAAGCTGGCTTTCGCTTATGAATGCCGCTCCTGCGGACGTAGAAAAGCTTTCGGCAGCTATAAAGAAATGTGACGGCGCTGCTTCTGACATGAGCAGCACAATGCAGGACAATTTGCAGGGTGATTTTATTCTTTTGGACAGTGCTGTTGACGGAATGAAAATATCCCTCGCAGATGAGCTTGAGCCTGAAATTCGGGATATCGTGCAGTACATCACAAAGAAAATGCCCGACATTGAGGACGATTTGAGCAAGGTATTCAAAGTAGGCAGTAAGCTTGTTGGCGGGGCAGTCAAGACGCTGCCTGTTGTGGTTGATACCTTAGAACCGATAGCCCCGCTCATCACAGCGGTAGGCGTAGGAATAGGCACGCTGAAAGTCGCTCAGACTGCCGCAGACTGGATGAAAGGTCTTAATGCGGTAATGTCAGCGAATCCTGCTGTTGCCGTTGCTACAGGCATTTTAGGCGTTTCTACGGTGCTGTTTGAGCTGTACAAGCGATATGACAGTATTCCCTCCTACACCGAAAGCATAAGCAAGATGTATGAGGGCGCATATGAGAACATCGACAATCTTGCCAAGTCAATGAAAGACATGAAAGACGGTTTCAACGAACGAGCCGGAGACGTTCTGAACGAGACTGAGCGTACAAGGGATCTATGGGAAGAACTTGAAAACCTCGCTGATTCTACGGGACGCGTCAAGGATTCCGATAAGGTGCGGGCTGAGTACATACTCGGCGAGCTGAATGACGCGCTGGGCACAGAATATACAATGACCGACAACATGATCGATAAGTACAAAGAAATGGAATCGGAAATTGATGACCTTATTGAAAAGAAAAAAGCCTCGTTGCTCCTTGACGAATATTCTGAGAATATCCCTGAATATCAGAAGATTCAGAAGGAAGCACAAGATAACTTCACGTTTTATGACCAGCAGGCAAATGCATATGACAACGAATTGGCAGGGATCAATGATCAGTGGAACAATTACTACAATGCCAAGTACAAAAATACAACAGGGTATAAAGCCGGAATGTCAATTTCAGAATTTGCCGACAAATATATGCAGGGCATTAAAAACAGTGACGGAAAATACGATGAATCGCAGTCCAAATTCTCGCAAGAAGCTAAGCTATACAATCAATATATTACAGCACAAACAAACGTAAATGATAGCCGTAACGCGGCGGCAGGATATAAGCGCGACTGGCAGGAAGCAACAGCCGCTATTGAAAAATACGACACGGCGTTTAAAGCCTTCTCCAATGGGGATTTCGATGCGGTAGTAACTGACTTGTACGGCACTCAGAATGAAGTATACGCGATTCTTGATGACGCTGAATCAGACCTTGAAAAGCGAAAGGAAGCTGTCAAAAAAGGCATGGCAGACCTTAGCTCGGAGCTGAAACTTGCACTTTCATCGGACAGTCAGGCGGCTATGGACGATGTGTTCGAGTCGATTGGAGAACTTTACGAAAAATCGCAAATCGCAGGAGTTGACGCAACTGAACTCATGACAGACGAAATGCGTGACAGCATTCAGAAAATGCTTGACGCAGGTTTTGACGTTACAAAACTCGGCGAGTGGTTCGCAAATTCGGGCATAAAGACAAGCGATGTTTTCAACGGAAATTACGTTGATATTGTTCAAAAACAGCTTGACAAGGGCTATGATGTCACGAAGCTGCTCGAATGGGGCATGAACTCAGGCAGCCTTACGGGAGATGACTTCTGGCGATTTTACGACCAGAACTGTCAGAACGGTTTTTCCACCACTTTCGGCGATGGTGAAAACAGTCTTTCCAAGGGTATACTTGAATGGGCACGAAGAAATGGTATAGACGCAGGAGAACTTTTCGGAGAAAATTACTCTCACACCGTAAGCGAATGGACACGCTGGCTGTATGATAACAACAACCTTATCCAGAAAAGTATCAACAGTGCGTCAGACGCACGGCTTTACAAGAACGGCGCATACAGTATGAACGCTGTAGGCGGTATCATATCAAACGCAGGATTCGGACGCGGTATTGTTGCTGAATCGGGTCCGGAGCTGCTGGAGATCATCAACGGCGGCGTTAAGGTCACACCTCTTAGCCGAACTTCCAAGCTTACACCTGTTCAGGACGGCAATACACAAAAGGTGTTTTACTTCAACAACACGATAAACGCAACAGTTTCGGGGCGGTATGATGTGCGCAGAATCGCCGAAGATCTCGCGGCTGAGCAGAGAGCAATCGAAACAGGAAGGGGCATGGTATGAGTTATTTTATTTTCAACGGCAAAAGCAGTGAAGATCTCGGGCTTATTGTGAAAAAGCCTATAATCCGCCCCACATGGAGCGAGAATTACGCTGAAAAGGCTCTCACGGGTGCGCTGCGCAAGATCATGCAGAAAAGCGAATATTACGAAAATTCAAGCATGACAATAGAGAGTTATGTCCACGAAGCTTCGCCCGAGAAAATGAGGGAGATATACAGTGTTCTCAAAGGAACGGGCCAACTGTGGATATCTACTGCTCCTGACGAAGTGCTCGATGTTATAATTAATCCTCTCGTTCCGCAGGCAGTCGCAATTCTTGCGGCTGATGTTCCGATAAATGTAGTGTGCAGACCGTTTGCGTATGCACTGAATCCGACAACTGCCGACCTGTCAGGCGCAACGGATTACACCGAACTTGAAAACAAGGGTACACTGTTTTCAGCACCCGAGATCAAGTTTACGCCGACCGAATCGGAGATAACTATCGATACCAACGGCAGCGAGTTTACAATCAGCGGACTTACGGCAGGAACCGAGTACATAATCGACAGCGAGCTGCAAGTCGTTTACTACGTCAAAAACGGCAGTAATATGGATATAACGGCGAAGAGCAAGTACGGATTTCCGCTGCTTCATGTCGGAAAGAATTACATCAAACACGGCGGCAAGGCATCTGCTATGACCGTCAATGTTCGCGAACGCTGGCTATAAAGGAGAGATTCTATGACAGGAACAGGAACGCAGACAGACCCGTATATCGTTGACACATGGGCAGATTTTGTGACGGCGGTTGGAAAGTCGGGAGTATACGTTGAATGCCTTGAGGGGACAGACTGGGATATGAACGATATTGCGCCTAACGGCGTAGGGCAGGTATCTGTGCTGGCAAAATCAGTCAACGGAAACGGGACGGCGATTAAAAACATATTTAAAAACGGTGGCGTTGTATTTGCAATAACTTCAAGCTGTACCGTAAGTGGTTTTAATATCACAAGCTTTCTTGTCGAAAACGGGGCAGCGTTATTTCGGATAAGCTGTGGTTCGCGCGTTGATTGCTATTTGCGGAATATGCGATTCAGCGGCATGGTGACAGATTCATATTTTGTGATATCAGGCGGTGAGTATGATAATTCGTATTCGCGCCCGATAGTGTATAATTCATCGTTTAATATTATATTTCAGGGAAATTCAGCATTTTCACGACTGAAAGCAAACAGTTTTCCTAACGCGATAGACTTGTACTACTGCAACGTTAAATTCTCAGGTGCGTCTACTCATACAGGGGCAACAGGTACGTCTATCGGATATAACGCAATAGCGTTCCACAATTGCATTGTTACAGGCAACAATCCGTTTTTGAATATATGTATTGACGGGACACCGTCAAGCAGCTATTGGTGGGCATGGCATTCGGAGTACAGTGTTTTTGATTTTGTATGTGAATCAACACAAAAGATTAACGTGCTATACTCTTCGCGAAATCAAAGTTCAGTGTGCCTGATAAATTCTGATAAATTGAACGGTGCAACTGTGTCAGCGCAAAATATAAAACAGGTGACAGAAGAACAGCTTGGCAGCGCGTCGTATTTGCAGTCAATCGGATTCCCGATAGGAGTTGAGTGATATGGCATGGTACATGACTGATAGCGGTTTATACAATGATGAATTTATATCATTGCCTGCAAAACCGATAGAAAAACCGTTTCCGTATGCCATTTGGCGCATATCGTCGTCTGTGAACAGCGGCGTGCCTTACAATGAACTTCTTCCCGACATACGGGGCATTGACCTATGGGCACTGGAACGGAAACGAACGATTCACGTTTATGATCTTCACGAACCGCAGACAGGTTTTGACGGGAACGGACTTGCCATTCTCGACCCTATCGAATGCACATCTGTGCATAACGATGAACGTTGGGAAATAACTCTCCGTCACCCGTTGGACGAATGGGGCAAGTGGAAGAACTTGCTCGTGAATAACATTTTGAAAGTTGATGGTCAGCTATTCCGCATTGATACCAGTCAGCCCGAAATCAGTGAAAGCGGTCGCGAGATAAAAGTTCATGCAAAGCATATTTCGTATGATCTGAATGATTTGCTGATACACTTTGCGACTTTCGACGGCGGCAATGCAGAACGGTTTATTCAGTTTGCACAGTCGTCCGTTGAGGGACAATGGGAAAAGGAATGGGCACACACTGAGCAGTATGAGTTTGAGGGGCATTCCGACATTGAGACAGTTCTCGGCGCGGAAGAGTATGTAAATGTCACGTTCTGGGGTGCTATGGTAGGTGCTGACAACAGCTTGATGAATCGCTATGGCGGTGAACTTTATCGCGACAATTTCTATTTCAGTATCAACAACAGAATGCAGTATGCCCGCGATAATGCGTTTTACCTGCGCTATTCGCTGGACATGGTGAAGATACTGCAAAAGGTAGACTACAGTGACTTCTGCACGGCGTTGTACTGTTATGACAACTACGGGCAGATGTGGGGTATTACAAACGTTGCTATCAACGACAGAATGCACCACGCGATCAGCCGCATGGTGCAGTTCAATTATTCTGAGTGTGATATGGACAGACTTATCGCAGACGGAAACGCGTACTGGAAAACAGTCTGCTATCCTAAAATCACCTATGAAATTGAAATTGCGGCACTGAAAGACGATGAGCGGTATGCCGATTTTGTTGACCTACAGAATTACAATTATGGCGATTCAGGCACGATATACTGTCCCGAGCTTGACATCAACGAAGTTCAGAAAATCACCGAGGTGGAAAAAGACGAGCTGACAGGAAATATTACGCGAATGGTTCTCGGAAATCTCGCGTCATCGTTCGTTCGTCCGCGATACATGGGCAGTACGATCACGAGCGGCAATTCAGCGGCAGACAAGCAGAACCGCGCTGTTCAGGAATCCGTTATCACAACCGACATAAATGGAATGGAACAGTTCCCGATATGCAGAGCGGAAATAATGAAGATCAGTAAACTGGAGGGGAAATAATGAGCACGACATACACGGAAAATTATCAGTTAGGAATGCAGGAAAACCACAACGACAAATTCAGTATGGCGGTCATAACCGAAAACATGAAAGCTATTGACAAGCTGCTCAAAGCGCACGAAAAGCATATTGTTGGATTCATTGACGGAGATTCGAGAAAGAACCTTCTTCCCGTTAATGATGTGAGTTTTACTGCCACAAGTTCGACAAAGTGGTACGAAATTCAGCTCCAGCAGCCCATTCCGAAGGGGAAGTATATGCTGAGTTTTGGCAGCATTTCATCTACCGACACAGACAGTACAACGTGCAGGATCATGTTCTTTTCAGCGAACTGGACGGACACTCTGACAGACATTCAGGCAGAGCGTGGGGAGAACCTGACGCAGGAAATCACGCTCGTAAAAGACTGCGCTATTATTCGATTTTGTGCAGCGTCAACGGCGACTGGTGGTGTTGACGATACCCTGACGTTCACGGACGCTATGATATGCGAAAAGAGCATTTATGACATTACCGCTAAATACGTTCCGTATTCGCCGACATATCAGGAACTTGTCGCGCGGGTGGCTGCGCTTGAGGCAAGTACAACAACAGCATCAGAGGAGGCAACAGTATGAAATACATAATCATGATATTAATAATCATCGGTCTTGCGCTTGCAGACTATGTCACAGGATTCATCAAGGCGTACTGCAATGACGACATATGCAGCGCCAAGATGAGAAAGGGCGGATTGAATAAGATTGGCGAGATCGTTGTAATGGTGACAGCCTGCGGACTGGATATCGGCATACACGAGCTGGGCAAGTACTATCAGGCTGTGGAGCTGTCCGACATCGCAGGCATTGTGACGGCGGTTTTAGTTTTCACCTACATCACCGTTATGGAGATAGTCAGCATTTTCGAGAACTACGCCGAGATCAATCCCGATGCGCAGTGGGCACTGAAAATAATTAAAAAGCTGAAGAACTTCAACAAGGAGGACAAGTCATGAAATACGATTACAACGATGAAACGCAGCTTTCGGAGCATTTCAATGCAAGGGAGTTCCGCTGCAAGTGTGGTAAAACGCATGATACGGAACTCAACCCCAAGCTTGTGGCAGATCTCGAAAAAATCTACAGGGCACTTAGTTGCTCTAAGATCATCGTGACAAGCGGCTACCGCTGCCCTACACACGACAAGAATGTAGGTGGCAACGGAACAGGTCAGCACACCAAGGGCAACGCTGCGGACATCATATGCTACGGTCAGGACGGCAATATCATAAGCACCAAGAAAGTTGCCTGTAAAGCGCAGGATATCGGTTTCAGAGGCATTGGCAACATCGACAGTACATACACTGCAATTCACGTTGACGTGCGTACAGGAGCTAAGTGGTACGGCGATGAAGCCGTGCGTGGCGGCACTTCGGGAAGCGTGACGGATGACTTTTACAGGTACTACGCAGTCACAACAGAAACAAATCCGATATCTGAATTGCAGCAGATCTTAAATGCCAAAGGCGCATCACTGGCTGTGGACGGTATCGCAGGCACAAAGACACTCGCGGAGTGCCACAAGTACACTATCAACGATGGCGACAGCGGTGAGCTGACGCGCTGGGTTCAGGCAAGGCTGAATGCTATCGGGTTTAACTGCGGAGCGGCAGACGGTATCGCAGGCGAGCGAACCATGACCGCTATCTACAACTTCCAGCAGGCTAATCGGCTCGGGATTGGATATCTCGGCGGTAGTGACTGGGACGCTCTCATATGACAGAAAAACGGCAGGGGATAGTTTCCTCTGCCGTTTTTGACCATTAAGAGATAACGCATGAAAGTATGTGGGAAAAGATAATAAATTAAAATTTACGTTACCTCTATATTCTATTATACCTATAACTCGCGGTAAGTCAAGACCGCACCGAAAAATAATTGTCGAATTTTGGCGAATAAGTAGTAACAAGAAGATACAATGCCTAAAATCATATCTTTGTTCAATTTAGACCGCCTAACTGCTCGAAGATATGATTTACATTTTATAAAGAATTTCGATTATTCCTTTTGGTTTAATATAAGTGATTCTGTCAACCAATCCTCTGAGGGTGTAGTTCTTCAGGGCTTCGCTTGTCTCGTCACTTTCAAGAATTTTCAGCGATGCCATTATTTTCCTTGAAATAATTTCCTTTATATCTTTGTCAGACTTGGGAAGAACCTTGGAGGCTTTGGCTTCGAGTTCAGCTATATGGTCTTGAATTTTCTGCTTAGCAGTCTTATATTCGGCAAGTGTATCAACTCCTGCTTCGTAAGCCTCTCGCACTCGCGCGAGCTTTTTCTTTTCACGCGCGATCAGGCTTGAAAAGTCGGGAGCGGATGAGCTTGAAGCTCCTGTTGGCTCGACAGCTACTTCAAAATTCTGAGATTTGGCATCGGATCTAAGTTTTTCCAGAACTGCTGCATTTATTTTTTTAACTGTGATACTATGTGATGTTTTGCATACACCTCTTGCATAGTTGTGGCATTGCAAGGATTTAGCCGCAGACTGATTGACGAGAGTAGCTCCACACGCGCTGCAACGTACTATGCCTTTCAGCATAAACTCGGACGGGGTTTGTCTTGCGTGCTTAGGATATCGCTGTTTCAACTCAGAACGTTTTCTTTGGGCTTGTTCAAATGTTTCCGTGTCAATTATAGGCACATGATTTCCGTTGACTATAAGAGTGTTTTCAGCATCTTGGTGATAATGGTCGCTGATGTTTTTTTCTTTACTACGGCGGAGTTTTCCTATGTAGACAGGATTTGTAATAATGTATTCGATTGCGCGGTTTTCAAAAAAATTGCCTTTTGCAGTTCTCAGCCCCAAATCATTAAGTTCCCGTGCAATTTCCCGTGTGCCTTTACCTGCAATAAAATCAGCAAAAATTTTTTGAACTATGGGCGCTGTTTCAGGGTCGGGAGCAAAAATTCCATCTTTCATCATATAACCGTAGGGCGGCTGAGAAACAACACCGCCGCGGGAGAATTTTTCAGTCATGCCGCGCTTGACTTCTTCTGCAAGATTCAGGCTGTAATATTCGTCCATAGCTTCGATAAGAGCCTCGATGAGAATGGACGTGTTATCATCTCCGAGCTGTTCCGAGATAGATACAACATCTATGCCGCATTGCTTGCGGAGCATGGACTTATAAACAATACTGTCCTGCCGATTTCGGGCAAAGCGTGAAAATTTCCACAACAGTATCACGTCAAATGGTTTGGGCTTGATCTTGGCTGTACCGATCATGCGCTGGAATGACGGACGTTTATCTGCTTTTCTGCCGCTGATTCCCTCATCGACAAAAATAAATTCTTCCGGCAGTATCATGTCATGGTCCTTGGCATACTTACGGATAGCTTTTATCTGAGAATCGGGGGAGTACTCGATCTGATCATCGGTTGATACTCTTATATATGCCGCTGCGGTTTGCATGGTTATACCCCCTTTTTAATAATTATCGCTGCTCAACACATCGAAATGCCGTCTGTAGCGCTTCGGGATATTGATGCCTACAATATATCCTATCGAGTGCAGAAAATCGGAAATAACGGCAAATCCGTCCTTGTAAAAGGCTTCTATGCGCTTATCCTTGAAAGGAATGTTCTTATAATCGGGCGGGCATACAAACGTCCAGTCCGCTCCGCTCTTGTCAAGGACGATACGGAAGAACTTATCAATATCAGTATCTTTGTATCCTGCTTTCATGAGGAGAATATGGTGCTCCACGGCCTCGTCTATTTGGCTCATAATCGCTGTTTTGCCGTCAAATGATATAAGTACGAGCAGCGGCTCATCAGCTCTCACAGCCGCATTTACGCTCTCCTCTGAGGGGTATCTGATTATATCCATTCATTTGCTCCTTTCTGATTGTTTGTTTCGATTATTTCATTTATTTCAACTCACACGCCTCATGCGAGGCGTGACCCTGACAGCTATGCAAATAATCAACATATGTCAAAATCATTTCAACTCACACGCGCCTCGTGGGAGGTGGGACATTGTCAGCCTATGATGCGTGGATTAAATACGCACTTTATTTGTTTTCGCGATTTTCAGAGAAAATTCTAAATTATCAACAGGATATTGTATCTTCGCTTTCGCCGTTGACAATTTCTAACAGTTCATTTACCGATATTTCTTTTTTAGTCGCTATAATGTAAATGAACAACTTACCCGCTGCGAAACTATCATAAACAGCATTATGGGCATCAGATATAAAAACTTGTGCAGATTCACATATGTCCGCCAATTTATAACTGCTTTTGCCCTTCAAAAATTTTCGTGACAGTTGAAGCGTATCATAAATGGCTTTGTCTTTAATTGAATCCAAACCGTTTACATATAGATGTTTTACATCAAACGGAGCATTATGGGCAACAAGCGGGAGGTCTTCTATGAAGTCATTAAAGCTATCTATAACTTGGTAAAACTTCGGGGCATTTTCCACCATTTCATCTGTTATCCCGTTAATATCGGTTATTTCTTCTGGGATAGGTTTTCTCGGTTTAATATAAGTGTTGAATTTTTCTACAGGCAGGAAATTTTTAAATTTAATTGCAGAAAGCTGAATAACATCATTGCCGCCTGTTTTTAACCCTGTTGTCTCAGTATCAAATGCAATAAAATCTTTAATGGATTTGAGCGAAGTAGATTTAATTATACTTTTATACTCTTTATCTTCAATATCCAACTGCTTGTTGCGATTTTTCCTTTCACCGCTCAGGGTAATTTTATATTCAGGAATAGAATCAACAGTTTCTTTAAACTTAATGCGATCTTCGGCTATAGATTCTTCGCGTTGCCGTTTAAGACGTTCGTACCGTTCTTCTCTCTCTTGTTTTTCCAATTGCTCTTGCAATATCCTTTTCCTGCGTGCCTCGTTTATTTCACCTTGCTTTTTTAGGTATTCTGCTCTCTCTTCGGCTTCACGTCTTTCACGTTCGACCTTTCTTTTATACTCTTTGAACTCAATTTCTTCTTGCTTTTTAGACTTTTTGGGAGTTCTTTTAAATAATGTAATGTCATTTAGTGTGATATTCTTATGATTTGTTAGTTCGGCAATCAGTGCTATGATGAATGTAATAATAATTATGTATACATAAATCCTCATAATAAATCCTCCAATATCCCTATTCATTGTTGTAGTGAGTACTGACGTTACTGCGGCAGTTCTGCCGTGCCTATTACGCGACCGACACAAATGATTTCTCCGTCCTCGGGGTATATATCAGGGTATTCATCGTTGTGTGAAATCAAACGATCATTGCCTTTTTCTTTTATATATCCCTTATTGTTTTGGATAAACAATCCAATTTTTCCAACAGGGACATCTGTATCAGATACCACATATACAATATCGCCGTTCTGGTATGTTGGTTCCATACTGCGACCGTCAATCTCGACGGCGAAATCCGCCTTTTGTGCTTCGGGCGTGTCAACGACCTCTAAATCTTCCCAATTATCGGCGTCCTCTAAGTCGTATCCGCAACCTGCCGATACCTTGTGTACGCTGAAACGCTTGAAAACAATGATTTTCGGCTCACCTGCCATACCTCGCTTGGCAGCTTCGCCCAACTGTATCATTGTGTCCATAATGATCTGTCGTATATTTTCGGGCAGCTTGCAGTACAGATCTAAGGCTTCTTTCTCGCCGATAGCCAGATTCAACATGGCTATCGGATTTTTTTCGGATTCACGTCCGAGCAGATAGTCAACAGTTACGTTAAAATGATTTGCAAGTACTATTAAACCGTCTGCATTAGGTTCAGATGTACCATTTTCATATCGCTGATACGCCTGCTGTGTTACTCCGACTATTTTGGCGATTTCAGATTGGCGTTCATTTTTGGATTCGCGTAACTTTTTTAATATAGCGCCACGTTCTGATCTATCCATAAAATCATCTCCTTTCAATAAGATTATACAACAAAACTGTGTACAAAGTCAAGAGTTAGAGTGTAATACGATTCAAATTACATCAAATATTTGTAATATAGTACTAAAGAAACACAGTATTTTTGTAAATTACAACAAAAATGTGTTTTGTTCATTGACTTTTACACAGAAATGTTGTATACTATGATTACGGAAGGAGGGAAGAGGCGAGAAAAAAGCCGCCCGTACTGGTAATACGGACGGCTGGTGAGAATTAGCAGTTTACTGCTCTCTCGGATTCTTTAATCTTGATGTTGCTTATGTAGTATACGAATAGGGTACAAGAAAAAGGAGGTGAGGAAAATGAGACTAAAGCTTGAAGGTGCTGATGAGGTTCTTGCAAAAATTGCAAGAGCCAAAGAAATCACAAGAGAACTCAATGACATAGCGTATTCGCTTATGCCGCTCTTGCAGATCGAGTATGTTCCTAAAGAGGAAAGCGAGGAAAACAAGGAAAAGACCGAATAAAAAAGTAACCGTCCGTATTTGCGGTACGGACGGCTCACTCGTAGGTTATTCAGACTGCTTTAAGTACTTTACAATTTCGGTTTTGTAAGAGTTGAGAGCATAGAATACCTGCTTTGCCAGAATAGCGATATCTTCTTCTGCAACAGGCTTTTTTGAGCCTTCGGGATATTCTGGGCGAATCTGAGCAGAAAAATCGTCAGCTATTTCGGTAAGCTTTTTTTCGAGGTCGGAAACAGTCATATTAATCACCTCCTCTCTGCTCAAATTATAGCAGAGAGGAAAGGAAAAAGTCAAGAAAGGTCGTGATTGCCGCTGATGCAGGAATCAGTCTGCAAGCTGTTACAGTTTCTTCATTGGCGGCAGTTAAACCATAGCAGGAGGAAAAATGAAAGACAAAATCAAAATACTTTGCACACTTCTGACCACAGTCGTGTTCATATCGATGTTTGTTGCCGAAGCAGTGTTTTTAATCATCGGCAACACAGAGGCGTTTCAGACTGTGGTACTCGGCTACATTGCGCTTAGAGATCTGCTGTTTTTAGGACTAATGACGCGCGACGCTGTGATTGAAGTAAAAAAAGAAAAGAGTACAGATTGACTGCACTCTTTCTTTCCAAGGTTGCTTTAATGTTTGCTAAAGAAAGCAATTAAATCTAAAATTTGAGGTTTGATAAGCTTAAAAATATCAATTGAATTTTTGGCAATTGTCAAAAGTTGAGATATCACCTGCAAAGCCTCCTTGAATTTATAACTTTTTTTAGGTTTAATATTGGCTTGATGTACATCATCGCAAAGTTTTGTAAGCTTATCATAAACAGAAATCGGAATTATTCTATTATCGTTGCGGAATTGTTCCAGCAATTCATTTACTTGCAAACTTAAATCATCGATAGTTAAGTTTTCAAGTTCAGCGATAGTGAAATTTTCCATTTCTTCAATCGTCATTATAATCACCCCCTTTCCTGATTCTATTATATCAATGGCAGAGGGTGAAATCAAGGAGGTAAACAATGAACGACTTAATCAAAGTCAACGGCGTAGAAAGGAGATGATTTCATGCCCGAATCAAGAGCAAGCACAGCTCCCGAAAACTTTCAGCGAAGTTACGCTGAGCTCTCTGAATCGAACAAGGCACTTATAAGTGCGATGCTAAATATGAGTTTCGCATTGCTTCAAAGCGTCCAGCAGGTTCAAAATTCACAGGACAAACATTAAATAAGCCGTGTCGAATAATATATAATGAGGTGATATTATGGCAAAAGAGTTAAAGGTTGTAAGCTATGTAAAGGGCAAGGACGGCGAGCGTATACCGCTTGACAGTTTAAGCGACGAGCAGCGTTCGGAATACGCGGCAAAGATCAGAGAGTCGGTAGCTAATTCCATTAGCCAGTATCTTTCAGAACATCCGGAAGAAATACCGAGTTTCATACGAGCTGCTGAGAGCAGCAGAGAGGAGATTCAGGAATGAACACATTAACCACAATAGCGATCGTAGCCGCCGCCGCTCTGATAGCCTACGCGGCGCAGGAGACGTGCGAGCTGGTACATAAGTACAACGTATGGGCGACCGAGAAAAGCCGCTCAGAACACCGTGCAAGAGCCTACAAAGAGGTCAGGGAGCGCAGAGCAATCGAAAAGAACCGCGAGGAAATCTATAGAGTGTGGGGGCAGATATGAAACCGACACTCTACGAAATGGCTGCGGCTGTGGCTATCAAGATACAGCAGATAGATTGCAGGCTTGAAATTACGCCGGAGCAGGTTCTAAGGAGAGGTACGCCTGACTTTGTGCGGTTTATGTATGGGAAGATTTGCAAATGCGCAGAGAGGAGGTGATTCCATGAGATACTGCAAATCATGCCGGAAGCTGATAATTGGCGAATGCCGCAGGGGCATCGGTTTTGCCTATCATATTTCTTGCTACATAAAGATTTTTGGCAAGGACTGGTTCACATAAGACAAAAAAATAGCTGTACAAGCGTACAGCACAACAAACAAACAATATAAACCCACTGCTATTATAGCAGAACTGAAAGGAAAAGTCAAATGGATATAGAGAAATATTTTGACAGAACAAAAATCAAGGGTGAGTATCAGCAGGCTGTTGCCGCTGAAACAGCAAAGGCGCTCACGCTGTTCTGTGAACAGGAAGCCGAATTTGAGCAGGCGATCGATCAGTCAGGCAAGAGCTTTCAGGAGTGTCTTGACAGCGCAGTCCAAGGGATAAAGGCAAGCTGCTCAGACTTTGAAGTGTTCAGCAGAGCCGTGAAGTTTTACTTCTCCACAGCAGAGGTCCACTTCAATATGAAAATCGACCTCGTTGGCAGTGCCAGTCAGGAAGATCCGCCGATCACTATGGTCAAAAACAGCCTCGACCTGTCGCTTGACAGCCTTCTCGATTTCTGAGGTGCGGTATGAAAAAAGAGAGAAAAGAAGCACTGCTGAGCAGTTTCCCACCTGTCCCTGATGATATAGCGGAACAGATGTGTGCCGGAAAGAATGCGGCTAATTATATCGTGTTTCTCACTCGTGGAGACGAGCTGTATGTGCGAGGCTATCATAAATATTCAAAGGGTCACGGCATTGTAGAGCGTCAGCGTTATGTATTCGCCAAGGACGGATTTGTACGATACGGCACCGATTTCAGGGGCAAGTGGAGTGTTCGCTCGGAGTTTCGTGAACCTGTGTTTTGCAGCACTGCATACGGATATTCTTTCGACAATTCATACACAGCGCTGAATCTTCAGGCAATAAAACGATCATGTATGAAGTATTCGATGATAGATAATAAAGGCTCTCATCGTTTGATTATCGAATATCTCAGATTGTACTGCAAGCATCCGAATATCGAGTATCTGCTGAAATCAGGATACTATCCGATCGAAGAGAGAGTATCAGGATATTGGGGTGGGCGGACAAGCTTGTATGCATCGCAGAAAATCAATTGGAAAAGCAATAACCTGCTGAAAATGCTGAACCTGAACCGCACAGAATTTGCGGTATTGAAAGGCAGTGAGGGGTATTACGAAAGATATATCTTCTGGCGCGAAAAGTTCCCGAAGATGAAGCCGGAAGATATCTTGCTCGTTGCAAAAGTGTTCAACTATGAAACCGGGACGCTACAGCGATTATGTGAATCCACAGGGATAAAAACGCCGAGGCTTGCACGGTATCTCAGCGAAAGTGAAATAGGTACAAGGGATTACAGTGACTATATATCCCAGTGCAGGGAACTCGGGTATGATATGCATGATACAGCAATATCAATGCCGCATGACTTTCAGGCGATACATGAACGTTTGTCCGAACTGATAAAAATAAAGGTCAGTGATGAAGCAAGAGCTGCATTCGGAGAGAATTATCCTTTGCGAAAGAAGCTGGAGTACCGTTTCGGAGGTTTGTTTATCCGACAGCCCGAAAGCATGAATGAGATCGTAGAGGAAGGTTCATTTCTGCATCATTGTGTGGGAGGATATGCTGAACGCCATGCACATGGGAAACTCCACATACTTTTCATCAGGGCAGCGGACAAGCCAGACGTTCCGTATTACACAATGGAGCTGAGCGTTTCAGGCGATATCGTTCAGGTCAGAGGGCTGAGAAACCGTGACATGACTCGCAAAGTCAAAGATTTTGTGGAGCAGTATAAAAAGTACATTGCAGAAATTTTTATTAAAAAGGAGAAGATATCGGCATGAATGAAAAACCTACACGCTGTATAGATCCGGTTATCAAGTATTGTCAGGAATGCCCGCTTGGCTGGGTAAAATATCCTGACTGGGTCGAAACCCTTGAAGATCTGCGCGGCTGCACATTTGAAAGCGGATGCTGCTATGGATTTGAAAACGATGAACCCACCGAGGAAGAACTCAGGGAGTTCAATGAATGGTGTGAAAACGCACATTAAAAGGAGAACAGGTATGAATGAATTAAAGAAATACTCTACTCCTCAGCTTGTGGATGAGCTGAGAAGCAGAGCAGAAACAGGCGTATACAATTGTGACTTGTATCGTGACGATAATTACAGGGTCACTATTAAAAAAACATATGGTGACAACATCACAATTTCACCGCCGACTTTCTGTGACGTTATCATTGTCAATCGTAAGGGTTTTCATCAGGATATCTCCGAGAAATAAATCGGATATACTCGTCATAGAGCCTGTCAAAAATTTCATGCTGTTCTTTCCCGAGAGTTGATATGTACATGAACATTACATATTTTTCACAGGCAAGCGGAAAATTTTCATCTGCCAGAACATCTTTTACAAATCTTCCGACATTGTCATTGAACGCATGATAACAAGTTGTTTTCAGCCATTCTTTAAAACTAAGCATAACAAAACCTCCTTTCAGAAAAATTATACTGCATTTTTCGGAAGGAATCAATAGGAGGAAAATATGAATGAATTATCAGTTGAATACGCAAAAGCGGTAGACCTTGACCGCAGAATCAAGGTGTCGGCACAGCTTGCACAGCAGAGCCTTTACGATATGTGCATGGGCTTCAAGGAAATGAGGGACAGCAAGCTTTACAAGGAGCTGGGGTATCAGAATTTTGAGGATTACTGTGAGCAGGAAACAGAAATAAAAAAAAGGAATGTGTATAATTATATTTCTATCGTAGAAAGACTTCCTAAGAATTTTGTGCAATCGATTGCACAAATCGGAATGACAAAGTTAACGTTGCTTACAACAATTCCAGAAGAAACCCGCACCGAAATCATAGAAACCACCGACCTCGAAACCACTTCCGTCAGAGAACTGAAAGAGAAGATAGGCTCCCTCAAAAAGACTAACGACAGACTTATGAGCAAGGTCGATGAAGCTGAGAAGAATGCCGAGAAGTCAAGAAAAAGCGAAGAAGCTGCCTGTGGAAAACTGAGTATTCTTCAGACTGATACTGAATTTCAGAAGCAGAAGATAGCGCAGCTTGAATCAGAGATCAGCAAGAAAGAAGAAAACATTACCGCGCTTGAGGAACAGGTCGAACAGCTTGAAAACCGTCCTATCGAGGTAGCGGTCGAGAGCAATTCCCACGAAGTAGAAAATCTCATGGACGCGATGAAGCGTGTAGACCTTGACTGGTCGCTGAAATACAGTGAGCTTCAGGAGGAGACCATGAAAGAGACTATCAGGAACAATCAGGAGCACACTGCCGAGATCGAAAGACTCAAAGCCGAGTATGAGGAAAAGCTTGCCAATGCCGAGCCTGTTTCTGACAGCAAGGCGGTTTTCAAGGCGTATCTTTCCAATGCTGTGGACGCAGTCAAGCGCCTTGCGGCATTTGTGCAGGAGCACCCTGATGAAGTATTTTTCAGGAATAAGACAAGAGAGTTCTTTGAAAATATCAATAAAAGCATGGAGGTATAAAAATGGAGAGATTATTTGACATTTCGTCAGACTTTGCCGAGCTTTTTGACAGGTTTGACGAAATACAGGAAATGGAGTTCGATAAGGACGAAAGCGGTCAGTACGTTGACGGCGAGGGCAATGTTGTCAATCCTGACACTTACCGCGCCGATATGCTTCAGGCATGGTTCGATACGCTTGAAGGCATCGAGGAGGAATTTAATTTCAAAGCTGAGAACACAGCGCAGTACATAAAGTCTCTCAAAGCTGAGGAAGCTGCTATCAAAACCGAGGAGGACAATCTCAAAAAGCGCCGCCAGCAGTACGGCAGAAAAATTGAATGCATGACTACATATCTCAGAAATTGCATGGAGCAAATGGGCGTGAAAAAAATCGAAATGCCGAGGGCGCGCATTACGATCCGCAGCAATGCTCCGTCTCTTAAAATCGCCGATGAAGTTGCATTTATAAATATGCTTCAGGACAGAAACAGGGATGATCTGCTCAAATATGAGCTTCCTGAAATACGGAAGTCTGAAATAAAAAAACTCATCAAAGCAGGCGAGGATTTTCCGGGAGCGGTTCTGGAAAGTTCAAAGTCGCTCATTATAGGATAGGAGGCAGATATTATGGGATTACCCGTGCTTATTTTAGGATACTCGGGAAGCGGAAAGTCCGCTTCGATGCGCAACTTTGGCGCTGAGGAAGTTTCACTTGTGAACGTAAACGGAAAGCCGCTGCCGTTCAGAACAAAGTTTAAGAACGTTCTGAATTCGGATAATTATCAGCAGATATCCGAGTTTATCAAGTCGCAGAATACCAAGGTCATAGTCATTGACGATACACAGTATCTTATGGCTAATGAATTTATGAGACGCGCAAAGGAAACGGGATATCAGAAGTTCACGGATATAGGCAAGAACTTCTGGGAGCTTGTCAAGTTGACCGAAACCCTGCCGCCCGATGTTGTGATATACTTCATGAACCACCTTGAAACGGGAGAGGACGGCAGAGAGAAATCAAAGACGATCGGCAAGCTTCTGGACGAGAAAATAACTGTAGAGGGGCTGTTCACTACGGTGCTCAAAACAGTCGTTGACGACGGCAAATATATGTTTGCGACCCAGACTGACGGGAACGACACCTGCAAGTCGCCTATGGGACTGTTCCCGTCAAAGTACATAGAGAACGACCTGAAATATGTTGATGATGCGATACGTGCGTATTATGGGATAGTGCCGTGCGAGGAGTGTACGGACTGCGGCAATCCTATCCTTGCGGTCAACGGCAGGACTCCTCAGCAGATCGCAGAGGGCACTCTCAAGAATTATGGCAGAAAGCTTTGCTGGAAGTGCATGGCAAAGGAAATAAACAAGCGCAAGGAGGCTAAGAGCAATGCCGCTTCGTGATTATCAGGAGGATCTTGTGAGCCGTGTCCGCAGTGCATGGCTGCACGGTAAGCACGCTCCGTGCATAGTTCTCCCATGCGGCGGCGGTAAAAGCTGTATCGTTGCTGAAATGGCGCGCAGAGCTACAGCTAACAAGAAAAGCGTTCTCTTCCTCGTGCACCGTAAGGAGCTTTGCGAGCAGATAGAAAACACGTTCCGAAGGTGGGGAGTTGATATGCTGCGCTGCCGGGTCATGATGGTGCAGACAGCGGCGCGGAGACTGAGTAAGATACCACCGCCGTCGCTCATCATCACAGATGAAAATCACCACAGTACAGCCAACACATACAAGAAGGTGTATGAAGCGTTCCCAAACGCTCACAGGGTGGGAGTTACCGCAACTCCCATTCGGCTGGACGGTTCAGGGCTGGCAGACGTGAATGACGAACTGATCGTGGGTGTTTCGGCAAAATGGCTCATAGAACATAACTGCCTTTCTCCGTATGAATACTATGCACCGAGCCTTGTTGACCTCACTGGGATAAAGATAAAAAAAGGCGATTATGACGTGAGTTCGGTCGAAAATCTCATGCTTAGAAAAGCCGTTTTCGGAGACGTGATAAAGTATTACAGGGAACTTGCGAACGGCAGGCAAGCGGTGTGCTACTGTGCGTCTGTACGCCATTCAATGGAAACAGCAATGCAGTTCAATCTTGCAGGGATCGAGGCGGCACACATAGACGGCAGCACTCCCAAGTCAGAGCGCGAGCGTATTATAAATGATTTCCGCAGGGGCGCACTTGATATACTCTGCAACGTTGACCTCATATCCGAAGGCTTTGACGTTCCCGATTGTGAGTGCGCAATTCTGCTCCGTCCTACGCAATCGCTGACGTTGTACATTCAGCAGTCTATGAGGTGCATGAGATACCGCAAGGGCAAACGCGCGGTAATAATTGACCATGTGGGAAACTATGCACGATTCGGAATGCCCGACGCAGACCGCAGATGGTCGCTTGAAGGAAAGAAAAAGAGCCAAAAATATGAGGCTGCCGATCCTGTGAATGTAAGGCAGTGCCCTGTATGCTTTTCAGTATTCCCGCCCAAGGACAGCGAGGGGAACAAGGTTCGGGTGTGCCCCGAGTGCGGATACGAATTTCCTGCAAAAGAGCGTTCCGAGATCGAACAGGAGCAGGCAGAGCTGACTAAAATCGAGGGATTCGTCCTTGATTTCAAAACGCCTGAGGAATGTCAGACATACGGAGAACTTCTTGACTACGCCGCGAGTCATGGGTATAAAAAAGGCTGGGCATGGTATCAGGCTAAGAAAAGGGGGCTGATAGCTTGACGGAAGAACACAGGATACAGAACGAGATACGGCTTGCGCTGTCGGATTCATGCGTTATTTTTCGTGTAAATGTCGGAAAGGTCAGAACCCCTGACGGGCGATACTTTGATACCGGTGTTCCCCAAGGATTTTCCGATCTGTTCGGATTCAGAAAATCAGACGGCACGGCAGTATTCATTGAAGTAAAAACGCCGAAAGGCAGACCAACAGACCAACAAAAACTATTCCTCGCCGCTATGCAGAAATACGGTGCAATTGCAGGTATATGCAGAAGCGCAGAGGATGCACTCAAATTGATCGGAGGTAAATAATATGGGATTTTCAACAAACTACGAAGATGTGAACGACGATTTTGGTATTATTCCGGAGGGCGACTATGAAGTAGTCATCAGGAATATCGAAGAACGTACCACTATGAGCGGAGCGACAGGGCTGAACCTTTCGCTCATCATCAGAAATGATGTTGACCAGAAGTTCAAGGACCGTTATCTTTTCCATACGCTGTGGAAACGGAAAGAGCCGACACAGGCAGATATGCAGGTTCAGGGCTACAGCTTCAAGCAGATCATGAGGCTTGCAAAATCGGCAAAGCTCCCGAACGGCAAGGCGTATGAAACTGTCAGGGATATGTGCATGGATCTTATGCACCGCCCGCTGAAAGTTACAGTCGAGCACAGAGAGTGGAACGGTAAGCAGCAGGAAAACATAAAGTACATAAACGAAAGCAGATTCCCCGAATGCAAACACGTTTTCAAGGAAAAGAAAACCACAGCACATCAGGAAACGCCTGCCGCTGTTCAGCCGACTGTTTCAGTTAGTGATCTGGGCGATTTCGAGGAGATACTCACAGACGCAGAAGTCCCGTTTTAAGGAGGCAGAATGTACGAATTTATACCTAATGAGCTGAAGAAGCTCAGAAACTGGGTATGCTGGAAAGCCGAGCCGGACCCGAGGTCGCACAGCGGGATCAGCAAGAAACCTATAAACCCGAAAACCGGAGGACAGGCTATGTCCAACAACCCCGATACATGGAGTGATTTTGAAACGGCAGCAGAGGTCTCTTCTGATTTCGCAGGAATAGGATTTATGTTCAGTAACTCAGGTTATTTCGGTGTTGACCTCGATAATATCGACGTAAAAGGCAGCCTTGCGTCTGAATTCGTAAACGCACTGCAAAGCTACACCGAATTGTCGCAGTCGGGAAACGGTATCCATATCATTTGCAAGGGAAAGCTTCCCGAGGGTGGCAGACGCAGGGGCAACATCGAGATGTATGACAGCGGACGATTTTTTGTAATGACAGGAAATTACTGCTCGGAATTCATTGATATTTCAGATTGCACTGAAAAAATAAAACCTCTGCACGAGAAGTATCTCGGCACTCCGAAACAGGCGGCAGGAAAGACACTGCCTGCCGCTGCGGATGTGCAGTCTTTGATAAGCAGGGCAATATCATCTGCAAACGGTGACAAGTTCAGCCGACTCTACGGTGGCGACTGGTCTGACTATGCATCACAATCGGAAGCTGACATGGCGTTTTGCAATATGCTTGCATTCTGGTGTGCGGGAGACGCTGAAAAAATGGACAGCATTTACCGCAGTTCGGGTCTTATGCGCGAAAAATGGGATCGCAGGCAATCAGGCAGTACATACGGCAAGCTTACAATTTCAAAGGCTGTAAGTCAATGTGATACGTTCTACGGGCAGAAAGAAAGCTATGAAGGAATAAGCATAAAGGGCAGAGATCTGCCTGAGCCGTCATCGACTGTAAAAAAGCACTATTCTCTTGACGATACGGGAAATGCCCAGCGGCTTACAGACGCTTTTGGCGATATACTCAAATGGTCATATATAGACAAGAATTGGCTTTATTATAAGGACGGCAAGTGGAACTATGACAATATCGGCTATCACAGAACTGTCGCGGACAGTGCGGTCGAGCTTATTGAAAAGGAGCGGTCTTATTATTCCGATGACGGCGACAAGGAAAAAGCTTTCGAGAAACATATCAAGCGCTCGCGGAGCTTTACGGGCAAAACCAATATGCTGAGAGAGGCGGAGCATTATTCTCCGCTCCTCCCATCGATGATGGATAAGAAAAAGAACTATCTGAACTGCCGAAACGGTATCTTTGACCTGAAAACAGGTCAGCTCATGCCGCACAGGAAAGAAGCATATATAACGAAGATCACCCGATGCCCTTACGTTGAAGATCCTGTTGATATCCCACAATGGACAAAGTTCCTGAACGATATTTTTGGCGGCGACAGAGACCTTATACGCTACATCCAGAAAGCTGTCGGCTACAGTCTCAGCGGTTCAACGGCAGAGCAGTGCGCGTTCTTCCTGTTCGGCACGGGACGAAACGGCAAGTCTACGTTCCTTGAAATAATCCGTTGTATTTTCGGCGATTATGCTACGAACATACAGCCGCAGACGATAATGGTCAAGCCGTCATCTGGCAACACTGCAAACAGCGATATCGCACGTCTGAAAGGTTCGCGTCTGGTTACGAGCGTTGAGCCTAATGAGGGTATGCGCATTGATGAGGGGCTTCTGAAACAGCTCACAGGTGATGATGTGGTGACTGCCCGCAAGCTGTTTGCGGAAGAATTCGAGTTCAAGCCTGAGTTCAAGCTGTGGATGGCGACAAACCATAAGCCGATAATACGCGGCACGGATACGGGTATATGGCGAAGGATCCACCTGATACCGTTTGAAGTTCAGATACCGTCCGACAAGGTGGACAGGCATTTGAAATACAAGCTTGCACAGGAACTTGATGGGATATTCCGCTGGGCTATAGACGGCTGTATGCTTTGGCAGAAAGAGGGTCTGCGTATGCCGAAAGCTGTTCTTGACGCAGTAAAGGAGTATCAGCATGAAATGGACGTTATATCTGCGTTCATCGACAGTTGCTGTATTACGGGAGGGGGAGAAGTGAAAGCGTCCCAGTTGTATTCCGTGTACGCAAGGTGGGCAGATGAAAACAACGAGTACAAGATGAGCAACACGAAATTCGGAGTTGAAATGCAGAAAAAGTTTGAACGTGTAAAGAGGCGTGATGGCTGGTTCTACTCAGGAATTGCTTTAGGAAGTGAAAATTATTCGGTTTCTATCGGTTAAGTGTGACGGGTGTGACGGGTTGACGGGTTTTTACTATTCTTCATGTAAAAAAATAGAAATGAATTTATATATAAGGAATAGGAAAAGGGTGCAAACCCGTCACACCCGTCACAGGGAGGTGATTTTATAATATACGATTTCAGTGATCCGAAACAATTCAAGGCACTTGAGCGTCAGGCTTATGACGGAACGGTCGATGTGAGCAGATTTCCTCCTGCCGCATACAGATACTTCGACAGCCTCAGGCTGCTGTACGCACGGTACAAGTATGACAATCTCAGCAAAGAAGATGCGGCGGCGGAAAAGCAGAAGCTGCTTGCGCAGTATAACGAGGCTACAGCCGCTGTTATGGGAATGAAAAGCGCTTATCAGTATTATCAGGACAACATACGCAAGGCAGGCTCGCTGCTGTCACAAATTGAGAAATCACATGATATTGCAGAAATAGCAATGCTCGCCTGCGAGTGCATAGGAATGATGACGAACGACACAGGTTTCTTGAAAAGGCAGAAAAGTAAATTTGAATAGGCAAAGGAGCAGGAAGATGAAAGGATGAAATAATCAAAAGGCATTATGATATTGTATTCGGTTCAGAACGGAATGCAATAAATTAAAAGAAAGCGAGAGTATTATGGAAAAGTTTAAAATAGGTGATAAAGTAAAATTAAAAGACGATTTAATAGTTGGAAATTGTTACGGGGGTGTTCGTCTTTATCCAGGTATGAAACAGTGGTTTGACGAACGTAAAACTGCTGTCGTGGCAGAGACCAAAATGCGTGTAGCACGGTTTTCAGACGACGGATATTATTATTCGCTTGAAATGTTAGAAAAAATTTAATACAGCATTAGGGAGGTTTAAAAAATGGCAAGTATCAAGGATTTAAAGAGAATGTGCGAAATGCAGGAGCATTGCACTACTGATTGTCCGTTATGCAGGGAGAATGTTTCGTGTCTGCCAGAGTCACTACCCGACAACGCTGACGAAATAGTTGACGAGTGGGTGGCTGAACACCCTGTAAAGACGTATGCTACGGATTTTTTCAGTAAATTTCCAGACGCACAACGCAAGGCAACAACAGGAATTCCGATTCCATGTATTAGGGTGATTTATTCTGAATTTTATGATAGAGAGTGCCCAAAGGGGGGCTGTTACGAATGTTGGAACAGGAGGATGAAGGAAGATGAATAATCAAGAAATCAAAGAATACTGCAATCACATTTTTGCTACACATAAAGCAACATTGATTCAGGACACCGATCGTTACTGCATAATTGACTGGCGCAGAGCAGACGGAAGTAGCAACTGCTACGTCAACTACATAGTTGACAAAAAACGCGGTAGTCTGATTGTAAGCGGAGATCTGGGAGATTCTATAGCAACATGGTTCAATGCAGTCACGCCAGCAAAGCTAAAAGGATATATCCATAATGATGTAGAATATTACATTGGCAAATTCCAGTGCACTTCGGACAAATATGCACAGGATGCAGATGATGTAGTTGAAGACATAAAAGAGTATGTTGATGACGATGAACTGAGAGCCGCATTTCTGGAGAGTGAAAATGAGGTATTTGATACACCTGAAGAAATGTGGGAAGAAGTAGAAAACGAAGTATATTCGTGTATATACGGTGATGATTTTATTCCGTCAGACCGCTTGAATGAACTTTTCCCTGAAAGTTGGGAATGGCTTCCACATTGTGGGCAAAGAATAAAACTTCGCTGCTATATGTGGGCAGAGGGATTCTATATGGCGTGCGAGCGGCTTGGGATATAAGGAGGACAAATGAAAACACGAATATTTGTGATCCGCAACGGCGATTATGGTACATATGTACATACATCAATGACCAAAATCAAAGCGTTCACGTCATATTATGGTGCGCTACAGTATATGCGGTTCCACGGATTAAACGAAAACATCTACAAGGTCGAGGTGTGGATATGGGAGAGATGAAAATCAAAGACTTACGCCAATATCGGACTATATGTGCTGAAATTGATTATATAGACAGCAAGCTGAAAGGTAGCAAGATCCATGTAAGTGATTCGGTTCAGTCTGCGGCTAAACATCCATACAGCCTTCACAACGTGCGGATCGAAGGGGATATATATGAATGCTCATCACCGTCGCTTCTTGCAAAACGGCAAGACCTTATTGCACAGAAGGAAAGCATTGAGCAATTTATAAACAGCATTCCAATTTTCAAGATACGGAGAGCACTCGAACTATACTGTATTGAACCTTTGGGTGAGAATCTTGTATCACCAACTTGGGAAGATGTTGCAGACGCTATGGCAGACGGCAGTACAGCAGCGGCTTTAAAAATGGCAGCGAAAAGATTTTTAGAAAAATCCTGATTTTGTTACTAATGTTACACATGTTACGAATAAGGTGTGGTATAATTACAATGGGATTAAAGTAAATTCCGAACCCCAACTCCTTTTTTTGTCAGACCGCTCAATTATTGCGCGGTCTGATTATTTATTTTGCCAAAAAATCACGGTTTGTATTGAAATATGTGTTGCCTTATGGTAGAATGTAGAAAAGGATATTGGGGGTAATACAAATGAAAAATATATCATTATGCTTTTATCAGTTTTCAGTTTTTAAAACTGTTAAAAAAAACGGGAAAGAAACTGAAGTTAGCGTCTGCCTTGATGATATTAATGGTGAAAGCATTGCAAATTGTGTTTACACATTTTTGAGAAGAAATGTTGATAAATATGAAGATGACAAGGAGAAGGAAAAGGTTTATAAACCTGATAGTGCAGAAGTTAAGACTGCGAGTATAAATAACCATTTTTATTTCGGAGCTCTTCATGCAATAATAAAATCAGGAGATTATGGAATTGAAGTGGAAATCGTTGATCCTGAAACAGGAGAGAAAACACATACTCAAGCTAAAAAAGAAGCAGGAGTAATGCCATTTGGTTTTTCAATATATTATTCTAAAATTAGTAGAGAAGGAATATTGATTTCGCAGACATTCGGCAATAGAGGAATGTTCAGTCATTTGAAGGGCATACTTGAAGATTCGGTTAGATTATTTATGCCTAATGCCAGCGTTATAGTGAAATGTGTAGTTCCTGATATCTATTTTCAGAATCTCATGAACTCAAAAGAGATGCAGTCTATTGTAGTAGAAACAAAGAAAAAAACTACTAAAGATTTAGATGAGCAGTGTCCATTGGTTGATTATGAATCTCGAGAGCATGTGTATAAAAAGCCAATATTTAAAATAGGATATAAGGAAAAATTGATAAACTTATTTACAAAAAGAGAGCCACTCGCTATAATAAACGGGCTTGTGGATCCAGATGAAGCAGTCGAAAATGTTAAAATCAACTTTAAATCTAACTCGCGATATAAGACAGTAAACTATTTAACGTATTTTTCTTTAAAAGTTGCTGAAGATATAACAGGAAGTGTGAAGACCAACATTGAAACAGGTCACCCACAAAAAGAGAGTTTATTTGAACAAATGGATAAAAAGGCAATTTTTTATATGGAAGATTTAAATATCATTATGCCCAAAAGCTCACATGAATCAATTGACTACATTGGAGATTCGTTTTTTTATTTGAAATCAGATGAGGTGGTCGAAAAAAATGTATCTGCTGTCAAAAGCTAGTCAATTACTTACAAATGCGCATTTTTACATTATATTGGCTATTTTATGTTTTGTTATTAGCTCAGGTAAAAAATATGTTAATATTTCAAGAATTGTAAAAGCATACTATGAAGAATTTATTTATAAAAATAGATCAACGATATTAATTATCATTGTTATACCAGTTTGTTTGGCAAATGCGCTAAATTTAGAGATAGTACTTGATGAAAAAACAACGGAAACGATTTGCGTAATAATTTCAATACTAATGTCATTGTTTTTTACTTATTTGTCATATTTTCAAGATAGTGAAAAAAAGGAATATAAAGATTATAATTTTAAAAGAATACATGATCAATATTTGAAAGAGACCAAGGCCGTAGCTTCTTACGAGATCTTAATTAGTGTATTATTGCTTGTTATATGCTTTGTATATCCAATGATTAGAAATGGACTAATAAAAGAATTTATCAGCGGCATAGTTTATTTCTTATTATTTCATATGTTAATGAATTTGTTGATTTTGTTAAAAAGACATAATAATAATTTATAAGCATAATTTAACCGCTCTCCTATAGGAGAGTGGTTTTCTTATTACAGAAAGTGCGGTGATAGTTTGAAAAAAGCCTGTCGATACTGCGGAAAATATCACGACCGTGGTGAGACGTGCCCGAAAAAGCCTAAGTATTTCTGTGACGCTTCAAGCGCGGAGTACAAATTCAGGAGTAGCTTTAAGTGGAGAGTAAAGCGCGAGGAGATAAAGAAACGGGATAATTACCAGTGCCTTGCCTGTCGTGCAAATCTTTCCGGAACGATTCGCAGGTTCAACCCGTATGAATTATCTGTGCATCACATCACACCACTGCGGGAAGACATTTCAATGGGACTTAATGACGGTAATTTAATTACTCTGTGCAGATATCACCACGAGCAGGCAGAAAGAGGAAAAATTCCGCGAAAAATTCTTTTTGATCTTGTTAAAAATTTACAGTGTATCCCCCCCTACCCCTTAGATGTTGAATTTTCAAAACGCGCCGACACCAAGGAATGGGGTCTGTAAATAATAAATTCCCTAAATGAATGAAAGGAGGAGAAAAATGGCAAGACCTGCAATGTCAGCGAAGATAACATCCAAACATCTGACCAGTGCGGAGAAGAATGCAAAGCTCGAAGCTGAAGAAAGAATTCGCGGAAACGCCGACAGGCTGAGACCGCTGCCACATCTGAACAAGGAACAAAAAAAGATATTCCGTTTCATTGTTACTGAACTTAAAAACAGCGGAATCCTCAGCAATCTTGATACAGTCGTTCTTTCGGACTGCGCTGTTTGTATTGAGCGGCTGTCAGAGGTGGAGCGAACTATGAACGAGAACCCCGACAAGAGGTTTGACGGCACGCTGCTTAA